CGTAATGAAAGAAGAACATAAAAGTAAAACAGGTGGATTAACTGTTGCTGGAAGAAAATATTTTAAACAAAAAGAAGGAGCTAATCTAAAAGCTCCTGTTAATAAAGGAAAAAATCCTAGACGAATTTCTTTTGCTGCACGATTTTCAGGTATGAAAGGTCCGATGAAAAACCCTGATGGTAGCCCAACTCGTAAAGCTTTAGCTCTTAAAAAGTGGGGGTTTGGTTCAGCAGAATCAGCTCGTAAATTTGCACAAAATAATAAAAAAAGCAAAACTCAAAAAGTATAATGGCTAAAATAACAATAACACGATTACCAAACGCAACACCAGATTATCAACCAGGTCAATTTGATCAAATGGTACGATTACTTGAACAAATTATTTTATTTTTAAATACTTCATATGCTCAAGACATAGAAGATAAATCGTCAGGAAGGAGTTGGTTTCTTGGCTGATACTTTTGTAAATTCTTCTCTTGATGTTATTAATACAGATTTAACTGCGGTCTATACTGTGCCTACAGCATCTCCAGGCGTAACAGGAACAGCTCCTGTTTTCCCTACTACAAGTGTTGTCAAATCTATTATAGTAGCTAGTGATTCAGCAAATACAACTTTAGTAGATATAAAATATCTAGACTCAAGTGCTACAGCTACTTTTGTTTTATTTAATCAAAAAAGTATTTCAGCAAATACAACCGTAGAACTATTAGAACAACCCTTAGTGTTGGAAGAAAGTGATATATTATATGTTCAAGCAAACGCTGCTAATCAAGTTCATGTGACAGCGAGTGTTTTAGAAATAACAAAAGGAGATCTGTAATCGACTTACATTCTTTATTTATTACCCCTGTTTTTTCTATAAATTTAGCAGGATATGAAGATCTTGTAAAAGATATTAAATCTTTACAACAAAAAGAACCTCAAACTGTTAAGGGAAAAAGCACTAAAGGAGGATGGCACAGTCATGATTATCTTCATGAAGATGAAAAATTTAGTACATTAAAATCAGAAATTGTTAATTTGTCTCAAGAAGCAATAAATCATTTATCAGTTGAAGATTATATGATTCCATCTATGACAGGCATGTGGGCCGTGGTCAATGGTCCGAGAAGCAGTAATCGTTTACATAATCACCCTTTTAATTACCTCTCAGGAGTCTTTTATTTAAAAGTGCCTCCTAACAGCGGTGCTCTTGTTTTTCATGATCCTAGACCCCAATCTGAGGTATTAGCGCCCCCTAAAAATAGTGGCGAAAGCATATATACAAGTTCTCGAGTTTCATGGAATCCTAAGCCAAATGATTTACTTTTTTTTCCTTCATGGTTAAATCATGAAGTAGAAGAAAATAATTCTAATGAAGAGAGAATTGTATTAAGTTTTAACTTAGAATTAAAAAGGAGAATGAATGCCTAAAATTATAGAAGAAGCTAAACAATTAGGAACAGTTAAATTAGATGATGGTAGAGAAATACCAAAGATGAGTTGTCGATCTGAAACAACAATTACTAATACAAAAACTGGTTATGAATATTCATCAGAAGAAGAAGTTAAAAAGGATATTGATGATGATAAAACAGAAACTAAAGAAGAACACATACGAAGAGATGTTAAGATTTTTGCACCAAAATTAGCTGACATGATTGCACCCGTTAAGAAATCTTAAGCACTACAAGCTTCACATTCAGTATCCGCTTCATTTCCGTTTAACATTATTTTTTCATTAGAAGTATCGTGACATCCACATCCTTTAAGGTGTTCTGATAGTGTTTTTTGTAGTCTTAAATTATCTCGCTCTGAGG